GCCCTGATTGCTGAATCCCCACATGATAACTTGTTCAGTGTTGAATCAGCAAGTTCAGAATAGGCATCCGGGTCATAGTCCCAAGGTACCTTGTTGGTGATGACTATTTCTGTGCTGAATGGTTTCAGTTCCCCGGTCATGATGTCATATACACCATTATTGAAAGCAATCAGGTTTGCTTCTGACGGCTGCTTTTCTTCAACAATCAGTTCCATGTAGTCAAGGACTTCCCGCCTTTGCATCTTTTTCAAATTCGGTATATGCTGAATCATATCAGCTTCAATTTCCTTGTACCCGTTTGTGTAGATACCTTCCTTGTAGATATGTAACTGACCGTTGATTTTGACAATATGGGCGGTGTTCTTCATATACACTGCGAACTTATCAAAAAGGAATGTTGACCCCATGAAAAACACTGGTTTCTGAAATGCTTCATCCCTAAGTATCACTTCCAGTTCATCATCAGACAGGGGTTCTTTCAGGACAAACTTATTCAATATCCTGATACATTCCCTTGTTTCATCCACCGTGAAATCATTTGCTGTCAGGGTCAGGATGTAATTGAACAACGCCTGGTTCCTTCCATCCCCGGCATCCATATCCACAAATTCAGCGGTTGCCTTTACCGGGAACAACCACTTTGGCACTTCCTGATATTTCCCACCTTCTTCAATGTCCCATTCACAAAACCGTTCTTCACCGTTTATTTTGATGACCTCATATGACAGTTTGCTGCCAACCTTTATATCAGCAGTCAATCCAACAGCAAGCTGCACATGGGTACGGTTTCTTGCTATTGTGTGGTTCTTGAACAGGAAGTGTCTGCCCCTACTGGTGCAATATACCCTGCAATCAAGCTGAAATTCTTCCACAATGTTCATCAGGATTTCAGACTGTTCAGCATCGTCAATATCAATAAGGATGGTATCATTTGCCAATACCCCGCCAAAACCGTTCAGGTCTTTCACTTCCTCATAGGTTTTGTACTTGGTTCTGTTTTTCAGTTTTTCAATGCTCTGTTTCCCCTTGGTTTCAACATAACCTTTGTAAAGCATCCATTCTCACCTACCCTTATGTGATAATTTCCAACACTTTCTTGTAGAAATCTTTGTCCCTGATGTTCCTGTCATATTCCGATTGACGGGAACGCAACAATGACTTTATTTCCTTTAGTTCCTGCCGGAACTGTTTGACATGGTTATTGTAATGTTTCCACCCGTCACTGTTCCGTTTGTACCTGTCCCTGTTTGCTGTGCAGTTGTCCAACTGTGTCTGACAGAACTTCACCTTCCCTGTATACCCAATGATATACTTTGAAATTTCCCGCTGCCTTGGTTCAAACTGTTCAATTTCCTGTTCAATGTATTCCCTGATTATACCTTCACATTCAGGCGTGAAACTGCTTCTGATGATTTTGACCAGTTTCTTGACCTTTGAAATATTATGGCAATTCAGGAAGTTTTCAAGATGGACAGTCATTGAACCATTTTCATACTTGATTTTCAAATCCATTTAAAGACCTTCCTTTCCGGCATCATGCGACAATGCCAAACTGTTTCAATCGTTTTTTTGCTAACTCTATGTACCAACTCTTGTCAAGATTCGTTGGTACTTTAACCCCACACACATCATCATTGCAAATGAAGCAGTGGTCAGGGGTATTTCCAAATTTTTCACCCTTGGGTTTCACCTTTTTCCTTCTCAATAACCGCCCATCATCCTGACTATTAGAAGCAAAGACCCTGTATGATTTATAGGTGTATTTGACCTTTTCCGGGTACTCATATATTTCCTTGATTACCCTGACACCCGTTTTTGTGATGACAGGTGTGCAATGCTCATGTTCCACCCAATCATATTTTTCCGACAGCTTCACAATCTTCTGAAACATTATCAGGTCATCACACTGGTTTATGGTCTGTTCCACTGGTGTCTTATGTACCATGTAATCAACCAGTGCCTTGTTCAGTATAGGCAAATCATTGTCAACCGCTGAAAGTTCCTTCACATATGCACCGATTCTTTCAACACCGCCATCTGACCCTATCCAAAGGTAGTTGTTCACATCCTTCTGATAGATTTCTGAAATGTTGTCCAGTTCAAGAAGGATTTCACAATATTCAGTAGAACACCGCTGTTCCCACTCCCAACAAATGTCATCCACCATTTCAAAGGCTTCATCCGTGTCAGGAATCCAAATGATAAGACCATCCGTGTTTGACTGAATCAGTTCAAATCCCGGTATCACTTCAAGGTGTTCAATCAGGTCAAGAAGCATAAGCTGACCATTGATGCACATACAGTTGTTATTCCTTGGGTCATATGCCGGGTTCGTTTCATCCTTCATGCCACCTGATAGGGCGTTCAGCATCTTCTTATATGGCAACTGTGCCTTTTTCAACCGCTTTGCTTCTGCTTTGTCCCCTGCCTTGGCTGCTGCAACCTGTCCCTTCTTCAAGGCTTTCCTTGTTTTATATACCTGTGTATAGTTGTCATTGGTTGCAGCCCTTGTGACCAGTCCCCAAGCAATCAGCATTGAAGGGTAATAATTATTCACATCAACATGAAGAATCTGCCCCGTTTTGTGTATGGGGGTTGATGCTGCCCCATGCAGCCCGCCAAAACCGAAAGAATGTGGTATACCCGCAACAACTGTGTCAAGGTTCTGTGTCTTATACCACAACTGTTTATCGTATTTATCACAATTCTGTAAATCCAACGACAACGCTTCTTTTCTTTTTTCCTCAAACCAATCCTGAACATATTTGTATTTGTTCAGTCTTAGGCATGGAAGGAAGAAATAGTCAAATTCATCATTAAAATTCTTCCTGACACACCCAAGGACTTTTGCAGTGATTCGTGCTTCACTGTCCCCTATGTTTGCCAATGACACCATATCAGGGAACGCTTGCACAATACCGTGCATTGCGTTAAATTCATCTATCTTTTCAAGGAACACTTTGATTGTCTGTTCCACATCATGCCGACAATATTTGATTGTTTCTTCAATTTCAGCCTTGGTCAGTTTTCTGTCTATATCAAACGGAACGCCAGTTTCCTTGATGTTTGAACCAAGAAAACCTTCCATTGTTTTCAAACCAACTGGGGGATTCGGCATCACATCATAATTTGTCATCGGTATTTTATTGAACACTGACGAAAACTGCCAACCTTCCCTTTTTTGCACAATTATCCAGTCATTGATTCTTTTGGGGTCAAGTCCTAACAGGATTCCCTTCATGATGTACTGGTCATAATGCCTGTTGTTAAAACCAACCCATATATTGCTTGTATTCGCTTCATATAAGGCTTTTAATTCATCAGGGTTATTCACTATCACCTGTTCGGTTTTGCGGGTCACATCAACGAATACCGCAAGCCAGTCATGCTTGAAAACCTCAAAGTCATAAAATATCACCACACTTCACCCTTTCTGAAAATGGCGGTGGAAGGTGTGACCCAACCACCGCCTGATTCTATTTTAGTTAAGAACTCTTAACTTTGCAACAAAATTTTTAGATGTCAAATACTTCCTCAATGGTGATAGGGTTGAACTTGTTGGCTGCATAGGTGACTTCAACTTCAATGTTCCCCTGAATGGACTGGAACACATCAAGAATCTGGTCTGCAAAATCCTGATAGTTGATGAACTCAACAGGTTCTTCATCCTCACCAAGCAGTTCATTGACCCATGTACACACGGACTTGATTGCCTTGCCGTCATTCCAAGATTCACTGTTCTTATTCCCGCTGATGACCCGGTTGAAGAAAATCATGCGGTTTGCCTGTTCACCTTCCTTGATTTTGCACTGAACCGCAAACATCAGCTTGTCATTTGCCTTGGTCAGCTTGATTTCCATTTTCTCAATGCTGACAATGTACTTCCCATCCGGCACTTCCGCAAAATCCGTGTCCTTTGCTTCTGCAACCTCTTTCTGCAATGCTGCCAAATCCACCTTGTTATCAAATGCACTGAAATCAATAGCCATAATCTTTCACCTTTTTACCTTTCTTAGTTTGTTTTATGTGCTGTCAAAACTGCTTTCAGCAGTTCAAACGCCTGAACTTCATTGAACCCTGCTGCAACATAGGAATCATAGATTTCCTTTGCAGCCTTTGCCCCTTCTGCCGGGGTTGTTTTCCTCTGCTGCTGTTCCGGTGTAGGAATGGGGCTTCTGCCGGATGCGGTCATTCTTCTGACCGCATCGGCATCAGTGACACCATCCAGTATTGAACCAAGAACACCCAAACCAACCAATGCACCAAGGGCATCCATTCCATCATTCTTTGCCATGCTGTTCTGCTCCTTTCTTAGCGTGTCCTTCTTGTCCTGCGGGTGCGTGTCCCTGCATCCTGTTCAGCACTCTGACCCGGTGCAGATTCAGGCTGCTTCTGTTCCTGTGTCTGTGCCTGACTTCTGCGGGTTCTCCTGCCGGATTCAGGCGGGTTCATAGCACCTTCAACAGGGTCTTTCCCTTCTTCGTCAGGGATGTCCATGAACTTATCAGCAAAGTTTCCATGCTGTGCGATGCGTTTCACACCCTCATTAAATTCTTCCTTGCTGATTTCCTTTGCACCTTCCGGGATTGCATCGCCCTTGTGCTTCATGACATAGTTATCATCAGCTTCGATGTAGAAATATGTGTCAGCTTCACAAACTGCTGCACTTGCTGCTGCCTGTCTTTCCTTGCGGGTTCTGCGGGGCGGGGTTTCCAGTTCCGGCTTCGGTACAGTGTCAACCGCTGCACTTGCTTCTTCAAAGGGGATTTCCTCACGCCCGTCAGCAGCCTTGTCAACAGCTTCTTCACACTTTTCCATGTATTCAGCCATTTTCTGCTGATTCTCTGAAACAACTTCATCATGGGTCTTTCCCCGGCTGCCCCTTCTGCTGCCTCTGCCAGTGGTTGCAGCCTGTTCAGGCTTGCTTTCAGGTTCGTCAGCGGGCTGTGGCGGTGTCACCGTTTCAGTTGTGGTCTTGGCTGCATTTCTGCCACCCCTGCCCTTCCTGCCATTGGCATCCGGCTTTTCAATGTTCGCTGCAACTGCTGCATCAGCCTGATTCATTTCAGCATCCGTCTTGTACTCGCCCACTTCATAGTAGTTGCGGATTTTATCAGCCACATAATTCAGGTCATTGTCAATGGCATATGCCGGGAACATTCCAAGCGGTGACTTCACTGTGTCCTTCCCGCTGTTCTGTGTATAGAAG